GTTTGCCTGCGCGATCTCGCAGGCCTGCTTGAATGCGTTGAGCGGGGTGTGCCGGCGTGTCATGACCGTCCCCTTAATGACAAAAGGACTGAATAGGTGATCTGCGGACAGCGCGGGCGCGGAGCTCGCTGTCGGTGAAGCTGTCGTACTGGCCGCCATCGGCGAAGACCTGATACCAGGCACAGTCAGAGTTGGCCGCGTGCTGCTCGCGCGTCCAATAGGCTTTGGGCTGGAATTCAGCCTTGGCATGGGCGAAGAGCATCGCGCTCTCGACGCGGTCGGGCAACTGGCCGCCCATAGACTCCGCCCAGGCGAGCGATTCCTTCCAGGCGCCTTCAAACTTGCCTGGCAATAGGATCAGGTGTTCGCAGCGCGTGCCGTCGGCGCTGATGAGGGTGCCGATGTGAGTCTCACCCTCGGCCAGTGCAGGCGCCTGCACGGTGATGAGAAATGCGCGCTGCTGCTTCAGCGCCTGGATCATCGCGCCGAGACGCTGGTGTTCGGCTTCGATGGCTTGCAGGGTGGTGGTCATGTTTGCTCCCGTGGTGGTGGCGACGGAATAATTCTAGGCATATCTGCCTAACTATGTCAAGGCGTATATGCCTATATGTGGCAAAATAAAAGCCCGCTCGATGGCGGGCAACAAAAGTCGGCGCTGGCAGGACGGCGCTATCCTAACGAATCAGGAGATCTTCATGAACGATGAATCGGTAAAGTGGGTGGAAGAGCAGGCGCGATTGGTTTCTGCCTTTCAGGAGCGCGTTGTCGATGCTCTGGAAAAGCAGGCGGCAGCGTTCCTCAATCTGGTATTGGCAGGGGCTGGCGGTTCGCTCGCCTATGCTGTCAATTTGGCGGAAAAACATGCTTCTGCCTGGCAACAGGCGGGCATGGCTGCGGTGTCTGTCTGGCTATTCGTGATTGCCGCGTTAGTCTTGTGGCGAGCAATGTGGTCGCGCGAAATCTATGGTCCAGGGAATGATCCGGGCAACCTAGTCACTGCTTACGAACTGGAAACCACCAAGGCGCGCATTCTTCAATTGAAAAATCATCAGATGGCGATTGATGCCGACCGCAAAAGAAACGACGCAGTCGGACGCGCCCTGAATCAGTGTCGTGTCATGGCGGCGATGACGCCGCTTGTGTTTGTGATCTTCGCTATTGCGGTTTTGGTTTGTTGACTGGCTGCTGGTCGCGTCGCTCTGGCGGTTTGATTGGAAAATCGTCTGGATCGGCAAAGTTCATGATGTCGCTCCTTTTATGCATAGACGCGCCTCGCGGCGCGTTTTTGCTTTGTGGTCGGTGATGGTGAGCCACTGCATATTGGCTGGTACATCCGGGCCGCCACACTTGAGTGGCACGATGTGGTCGATGTGGTAGCCAGGGCACGGTAGTCGGTGCCTGCCAGTAGCAGGGCACGCCTGCTCTTTGACGAATGCGTGGCGCTCGACAGTGCTACGATTTTGTCTTGCTGTGGCTTCAGTTTGCAATGTAATGGCCATTGCTACTGTTAGCAGAAATGGCCAAATGTAATTCTTGTTGTTCATTTAGCCAGGACTAGCAGGCATTTACTCCCAGCTTTCTGGCCGCAGAGCATTTTAGGGCGAACGGCATGCCGTTTATGGTGGCTATTAAATAGCGCTCCCCGTTCGAGCATTGAGCAAGGATTCCTCCGTCGTTCGTGCGAACGGCAGCGGTTACGCGACCGCAAGGATGCTCGGCTTTTGCTATTACGTCTGCAGCCACCTTTTTTGGCTCACCGTATGGCGCTGTTCCTACCTGCGCAGCAGCGCCAATACTAATCATGAGTAAGGTTGTCAGGAACAATTCTTTAATCATATAACTTTCGCTCAATTGTCATAGCACAATGATGCTTGTGTAATACGCTGGCGCCATTCCAACATTGAAATTACCCGTATTGTTTGCTGTCTCCACAGGGTTTCTGACGTTGAAACTCAGGACGATCAGCTAGTCCTGCGATCATTGCCAAAGCCGCATTTACCCCATCTTCGTTCAGTGCCGCTGCAATCTGAATGAGGTCGACAGCTCTGCCAATCTTTGGGAAATGAAGCACTCCCTCTGGAATTAATAGCTGCCACGGCTGAACGCCAAGACCGGCAGCGATTGCATCGATCTTCTTCAGCGTGGGGTTGCCTTCGTTTAATGCCCTACTGACCGTTTTCTGATCGATCCTATAGCCGGCACGCTTGGCAGCAGCGCTGATGTGTTCCTGCTTGATCCCGTCGCCCATCATTCGGCGAACATTTGCAGTGAAAAGATCCTTAGTTGTCATTGGCTTCGGCATGGATAAATCCTATCCAATCAGGCTAGGCATGTATGCCTTGACATAGATAGGCATATACGCCTAGAATTTCGGCACTATGAGAAAAGACCTCCTTACCATCATCAGGAATCATCTTGAGTCCGACGTCGGTCAGCTTCGTCGTGTTGCCGAAGAAACTGGAATTCCTTACGACACCATTCTGCGTATCAAGAATGGCGAGGGCGACCCTGGATACAGCAAGGTTCAAGCGCTTACGCTGTACTACGCGCAAAAGATAGAACTCGGCGCTGGCGAGACGGCACCCGCGCCGGAAAGGCAGGCGGCCTGAGATGGTGATCAGTGCTTCGGAAGCCCGGTGCCTTGAGGTTCGCCGCTTTCCAGTGTCGTGCATTGCACGAGTATTCGCTCTGCCAGTTCGCGCGCTTGGGTTGCATGAAGTACGAAGGTTCGCTCCTCTGCGTCTTCCGGCCGTTGCATTGGATTCGTCAGGTACTGGATCGTGATGAGCATCGCTCCTAGTGCCGGCGCGCTTCTCAGTTCCCATTCTGTTACTGCCAGGGTAATGATTTCTTCGTTCATGGTCAGTCCTTTCGGGTGGTTGGTGGGTGGAACTTCCGATTCTATTCGTCATGGGCTGGCCGCCTTCTCCTCCCTGCTGGCAACGTTCCAGCCTTGCGCCGTCGGGCTTATCCCCGACGGCTTTTTATTTTTGCCCGTTGGCTGCGATAACCAGCGGCACTCACTGACAACAATTTCTATCGGAGGTTATCGGTGGCCAATCAACTGACCCTTGAATTCGAACCCGGTCTGACCGAGCGCTACAGCAATCTGCGCGAGTGCGTGACGGCCTGCGTCTATGCCCGTGGCCTCAAGCGCGTGGCGATGGATCTGGACAAGGCGCCGGGCAACCTGTCGCGCGAGCTGGGCGGCGATTCAGACCGCCATTTCAGCATCGAGGCGCTGGAGCGCTATATCCAGACACAGGGCGACCTGACGCCGATCCTCTACCTGATCGCGCGCTACATGGGCGACCAGGCCCATGCCGAGGCGGCGACGATGAAGCGGCTGGAAGACCTGATGGCGCAGGTGACTTCGGTCATCGGCCAGGTGCAGACCAAGAAAGCACGCGCGCGGTGAGGCCGCCGCGCATCCTCGCCACGCGCCTCGAAACGGTGCAGGAGTCGATGGAAAACCCGCGCGGCATCCGTGTGTCACGAGTGGTGCTCGAGCGCGCGCCGGAGACGCTGGTGTGCCAGCTGCAGGCGATCATGGGTGGCTGGTGGCAACGCTCTGGCGGCTATCCGGCCGGGCGCGAGTTTGGATCGATGATCGGATAGCGATGTCAAATCTGGGGGGGGGTAGTGTGCCGGCGCCTGATTTCACGGCGATCCCGGCGGCGCTGAAAGAACGCGCGCAATGGTTGTGCTGGCGGCTTGAGCAAAAGCCCGGGGCGAAGAAGCCGGCGAAGATGCCGTATTACGCCTCTGGCCGTCGCCGTACCGGGGTGCAGGGGTCGGAGGCCGATCGTGCCGCCCTGGTGACCTTCGATGCCGCCGTGGCGGCGATGGCCGCGCTCAAGGCCGATGGCATCGGCTTCGCCTTCCTGCCCGACGACGGCCTGATCGGCATAGATCTCGACAAGATGGTGGATGCCGAGACCGGAGAGATGGCACCACGGGCACAGCGCATCATCGAGGCTTGTGCGTCCTATACCGAGTGGTCGCCCTCGGGCAATGGCTTCCATATCTACGTGCTCGGCACGACCGAGACGACAAAGGACAACGGCATCGGCGTGGAGATGTTCTGCAGCCGCCAGTTCTTCACGGTAACGGGGCGACATCTGGCCGGCACGCCGGCCGAGGTGACCGCGCTCGACGACACGGTGCTGCGCCGCCTGCGCAAGACGATCGATCTGGCGAAGGGCGGTTTTTCCGACAAGCCGCCACCAGCACCGAAGGTGGCGGCTCCGCCGTTGTCTGCAAAAGATATGAGCGAGCGTGAGCGCATCCAGTCGGCGCTCGATGCCATCGATCCGGGTGTCGGTTACGACGATTGGGTGCAGATTGGCATGGCGCTGCATGCGGCCCTGCCAACCGAAGGCTTGGCCTTGTGGGATAGCTGGTCGGCGCGCTCGGAGAAGTACGCAGGCGCGCGCGATCTCGAACAGCACTGGCGCAGCTTCAAGACCGGCCGCGTTGGCATCGCCACGCTGTTCCATCACGCGAAGGCGCATGGCTGGAAGCCGCCGCGCGGATTTCGCCCGCCAAAAGCATTTATACCCCTTCCAGTAGCTCCCGCTGGGGAGAGTAAAGCGGCGCCTATAGGTGAGCCGGTACGGGGAACCCCCAACTGGCGCTGGGGGTTGTGGCGCAGCGAAGCGGGCAATGCGAAGCCGTGCCGCGAGAATGCCGTGCATATGCTGATGGAACACCCGATGCTGGCCGAACTGGTCGGGTACAACGTCTTTGCCAATCGAGTCGAGTTGTTGCGTGTGCCGCCGTGGGGTGGCGCGATCGGCGAGTGGAAGCCGCGTGATACGTCCGAACTGGCCGACTGGCTGGCGAACGAGATCGGCGTGCTGATGAAGTTGCGCGATGTGAGCGATGCCGTCGCGCTGGCCGCCTGGCGCAAGCTGATGAATCCGGTGGCGGACGTGTTCAACGCGCTGCCGCCTTGGGATGGAATTGAGCGCGGAGATCATTGGCTAATCGAATGCTGCGGCGCCATCGACAAGCCCTATCACCGCCTGATTGGCCGGCTCTACCTGATGGGGCTGGTCAAGCGCGTGCTGACTCCCGGCTCCAAGTTCGATTACATGCTGATTCTCGAAGGTGCGCAGGGTCGGGGGAAAAGCTCCGTCTTCCGCATTCTGGCGATGCGCGACGAGTGGTTCAACGACACACCGTTCTCGGCGAACCTCGACAAGGATTCGCGTCTTGCGCTGCATGGCTGCCTGGTGTTCGAAGTATCCGAGATGCACTCGTTCAACCAGGCGGACGCGCGCGCCATCAAGTCCTTCATCTCGCAGCAGGAAGACAAGCTGCGGGCGCCCTACGGCGAGCAGTTCGAGACCTTCAAGCGCACGCTGGTGTTCGGCGGCACGACCAACGAATCGGAGTATTTCCGCGATACCACAGGTAATCGGCGGTTCTGGCCAGTGGCGATCCGCGATATCGATCTGGCGAAGCTCAGGGACTGGCTGCCGCAGCTCTATGCCGAGGCTCTGCATCGCGTCAAAGCGGGTGAGCGTGAGGTACCGTCGCGCGAGGAAGAAAACACGCTCTGTGTGCCAGAACAGAAAGCCCGGCTGATCGCGCACCCATGGATCGATTTCATCGCGATGTGGCTCGGTAAAGCCGAGACCGTGATCAACGAGTTTGTTCCGTATCCGCAGATTTTCAAGGATTCGTTGAACGTTGATCCGGCACGCCTCGACCATCTGGGGGTGGCGCAGCGCAAGGTGCGCGAGTGCATGGAAGCGCTCGGCTGGTACATGACAAAGGGTTATGTTAACCGAATTCAAGTGCGTGGATTTAAGAAGTTAGCTACCGATGATGACGAACAGAAAGGAGATGAAGATGTACCGATCTGAGAGAAATGGCGACAAGACACGGTACTTATCCACAGGTTGTACTGTCTTGCCGGAAACCCGCACCACGACAGGGTTTGAGACAGCGTTAGTTATCCACAGATTTACTGTCTTGCCCTGAAAGCCTTGCTGGATGCGGATTTGAGACAGAGACAGTGTTTTCTCGCGCGCGCGGGCGTGCACGCGTGTGCACTTATTTATTTATTTACTTCTTGTTCCAGGAGATGACGATGCTGATTTCAGCGGATGAGGCAAAAGCGAAGTGGTGTCCGATGGTGAGAATGGCTGAATACGACGCCATGAATAACGCGAACGTTGGCCCGGCGGTCAATCGCTTCGTTGTGAATGTTGATGGCCAAACTACCTGGGTTGGTCGCTGCATCGCAGATGAGTGCATGGCCTGGTGCTGGGCTGCCGGCATGAGCAGGGGCTATTGCGGTCTGGCGGGTCAATAGTTCGCGATGCCATGGCAAAGCCCTCGATGCGCGACAAGATGCCGGCAGTGGCGGCCTTTGTCGATGCGTTGCGCGAGGTGTTTGGGCGAGAGGAGATCGATGCCGCGATCCGGCGTGGTCTGCGTAGCGATTGCAAGCCCTGGGAGCGCTTCCATGCCAGCGAGAGCGGGCACACGCTGGGGCAGGAATATCGCCCCGACCCAGACAAGACCGTGAGCACCGCCGATATGCAGCTTGGCCCGGTCTTCCACGTCGAAAAGAAAGGACGCCGCTGATGGCACTGCCATTCTCGTGGATGTATCGCGATCCCGCCGAGGTCGCGGAGCGCATGGAAGAAGAGATCGCGCCGTTGCTCAAGCGCGGCGAGGAATTGGAGTTGCGCAACAAGCGCCGGCGCATCCGCCGGCTGGTGAAGCAGGCGAAGGCACGACTACTGAAAGGGCAGCGATGAACAAACGATTGTGTTCGCAATGCGAGTTCTGTCTTTTGGAACCTGATGTGGATGATTCTGATGAAACGCCCGAAGTCACCCTCGGCGTCTGTAGGCGATATCCGCCGGCAATATCCGCAGAAGACGGTGACAGGACGTGGCCGTGGGTTGTTGGTGGTGATTGGTGTGGCGAATTTATGGGGAAATCATGATCCTATACATCAACGATAAGCTGAATCAATGGGGCTTGTGGTGTCTCTCGGGGCGCGATCGAGTCGGCTATCCCAAGCGCGCCGCCTTCATGCGTCTGGTGCCCGCGTCGAGCGTGCGTTCGGTGACGATCTGCGATGAGGAGGCAATGCAGCTCAATCGCGCCGTGCAGCGCCTCGACCGCGATCTGCGCCTGCTGGTTGATCTGTTCTACATCCGGATGCGCAGCTGCGATGGTGGCTCGATTGCGCGCGTGCTCAAGTGCCACCGTGACACGGTCTATACCCGGTTACATCGCGCGCATCTGCTGGTGATGGATGCGATTCACGACGACGAACTCTTGACAGACTCCGACAGATTCTGTAAAAAGCAGCTACTCTGCGGTTCGTTGCAACCTCAGACCACCACCAAAACCCGCGCGCCGTAAGGCCTGCGGGTTTTTTGTTACCCATGCCCATCGCCCCGCCCAAACCCTGCCGACATCACGGATGCGCGCAACTGGTGCGCGATGGATCGGGTTACTGCTCTGCCCATCAGAGCGATAAACAGATTGGCAGATTTGCCGATCAGCACCGTGGCAGTCGCCATGAGCGTGGCTACGGGTCGGAATGGGAGCGGACACGCAAGCGCGTCCTACACCGCGATTGTGGGCTGTGCCAACCCTGCATGGCGCAGGGTAAGTACCGGCCTGCAAAACAGGTCGATCACAAGATACCGAAGTTCGAGGGCGGCACTGACGCTGATGACAACCTGCAGGCCATCTGTGTGGCCTGCCATCAAGAGAAGACCGCTGCCGAGGCGCAGCGAGCCAGGGGGGTATCAAAACTCTAGACCTTCTCGTCGCAGGACCGGACGGTTAGTCAAATTTTTACGGGCGGGGGTTTCAGGGAGGGGGGGGGTACCCCTGCCTGAATACGTCTGCACCAGATTGCATTCATCAAGCCGCCGCCAGGCGGCTTTTTTATTGGAGCTTCGATGGGATCTCGCGGACCACAGCCGTTGCCGGCGAATGTGCATCTGCTGCGCGGGAACCCGTCGAAGAAGTCGGCTGCCGACCTGTTCGATGAGTTCAATCCCGAGGTCGAGATTCCGAATGCTCCCGCGTGGATCTGGCCCGAGGCGAAAAAGGAATGGAAGCGCATCGGCACCGAGCTGCGGCGCTACGGCCTGATCAGCAAACTTGATCGTGCCGCCCTGGTGCTGTACTGCCAGGCCTGGGCGCGGCTGGTGTGGGCCGAAACGATGCTGGCCCGCGCCATGAAGCTCGCTGAAGAAAAGCGCATCGACGCCGAAGCGCGCGGTGAAGAGTGGCGTGGCGGCGACGGCATCATGGTGCCCAGCCCGAACGGCGCGCTGGTGTATTCGCATCACTGGGTCGTGCAGCGCCGCGCCGCGCAAGAAGTGCATTGGTACCTGCAGAGCTTTGGCCTGTCGCCGTCCTCGCGCTCCCGCGTGAAGACCAGCAGCAATCGCCAGGGCGCCTTATTCGAGGAAGCCGGACAGGACGCATGGAACGGACTCTGACCTACGCCGAGATCGCGACGCAGTACGCGCGCGACGTCGTCGACGGCCGTATTCCCGCCTGCAAGTGGCACCAGCTCGCCTGCGCCCGTCACCTGCGCGATCTGACGCGCGTCGGCAGCGCCGACTTCCCATACCTCTTCAATCCCGATCTCACCGATCCCGCCGGAAAGGCCTATCGGCCCGGCGAGCGCATCTGCCGCTTCGCCGAACTGATGCCGCACATCAAGGGCGACTGGGCCGCGCGCGGCCAGCTCATCGTCCTCGAAGCCTGGCAGATATTTATCCTCGTCAGCATCTTCGCCTGGGTGCATGCCGAAACCGGCAAGCGGCGTTTCCGCGTCGCCGATCTCTACGTGCCGCGCAAGAACGCCAAGAGCACGCTGGCCGCGATCATCGGCAACTTCATGCTTGCCGTCGATGGCGAATTCGGCGCCGAAGTCTATTCCGGCGCCACCTCGCAGGATCAGGCGCTCGAAGTCTTCCGCCCGGCGCTGCTGATGGCCCGCGCCACGCCGCGCTTCCTGCAAACCTACGGCGTCAGCGCCAATGCTTCGAACCTCGCTGTCGTCGAAAAGAACGCCAAGTTCGAGCCGATCATCGGCAAGCCCGGCGACGGTGCCTCGCCCTCGTGCGCCATCGTCGATGAATACCACGAGCACAAGACGCCAGAGCTGTACGAGACCATGCAGACCGGCATGGGCGCGCGTTCGCAACCACTCATCCTGGTGATCACCACCGCCGGCAGCGACATCTCCGGCCCCTGCTTCCAGCACCAGAAGGAGTTGGAGAAAATCCTCGAAGGCACGCTCGAAAACGAGCAGCGCTTCGGCATTGTCTTCACTATCGATGAGGGTGACGACTGGACATCTGCAAGCGTCCTACAAAAGGCTAATCCGAACTACGGTGTCAGCGTCGATGCCGGGTTCCTTACCATCCAGCAGCGTGACGCCATCGCCGATCCGCGCAGGCAGAACGTCTTCAAGACCAAGCACCTTAATGTCTGGGTCGCCGCCGCCTCGCCATGGCTCAACCTCTACAACTTGCAGCAGTGTGGCGACCCCGCGCTTGTCTTGGATGATTTTCGTGGTGAAGACTGCGTTGCCGGCCTCGATCTTGCCAGCAAGCAGGACATCGCTACCCGCGTGTATGTCTTCCGCCGCACGATCGATGGCGAGGATCATTACTACGCCCTTAGTCGCAACTACGTCCCACAAGACGCCGTCAACAAGCCGGAAAACGCGCACTACCAGGCATGGGTCAATTCCGGCCATCTGATTGCCACGCCCGGCAACATGATCGACCTGGCGCAGATCGAAGAAGGGATCTTCGCCGATGCCGAAACCGTCGTGATCCGCGAAGTTGCCAAAGACCCATGGGGTGGCCAGCAGCTCGGCGCCAACCTTGCTGCGCAAGGATTCGAAGTCGTCGATATTCCGCAGCAGGTGCGCTACCTGTCCGAGCCGATGAAGATGATCCAGGCGCTCGTCGATGCCGGACGCTTCCATCACGACGGCAACCCCTGTTACGTCTGGCAGTTGAGCAACGTCGAAGTCATGCCGGATCGTAACGAAAACATCTTCCCGCGCAAGCTGCGTGCGTCGAACAAGATCGACGCTGCGATTGCCACCACCGTTGCCATGAGCCGTGCGCTACTCGCTCCCGAGTCAGCCGGGCAGTCATTCTGGGAGTCCCATGAAGCTGCTTGACAGAATATTCGGCCGCAAGGCGAAGGAATTGACCTACGACCAGGTCGCCAGCCTGATTGATGGCGTTTCGGGTGGCATGATTGCTGGCGTGGCCGTCACGGAAAAAAACGCGCTGCAGGTATCCACGGTACTCGCCTGCGTGAAAGTGATCGCCGACGGCTGCGCCACGCCCGATCTGCATGTCTATCGCGAGCTGCGCGACGGTAGCCGGCAGGTCGCGACGAATATCCCGGAATATCGCCTGCTCGCGCGGCGGCCGAACGAATGGCAGACATCCTTCGAGTGGCGCCGCCAGATGACCATCCATGCGGCGCTGACTGGCGCTGCCCTGTCGGTCAAGGTCAAGGGCGACAACGGTCGCATCCGCGAGTTGATCCCGGTCATGCCGGGGCGCTGGGATGTGCGCAAGGTTTCCCGCTATGACGTGCGCTACCGCTGCTGGGATGAATTCGGCCTGGTCGGTGAATTCGGCTCGGATGATGTCTTCGTGCTTAACGGTGTGCAGTGGGATTGGATTGGCAGTCTCAATGCTGTCACCCTGGCTCGCTCCGCCATCGGTCTGGCGATGGCGACGGAAAAAAGTCAGGTCGCGATGCACGAAAACGGCCTGCGCCCCTCCGGCGTCTATTCCGTCGATGGCACGCTCACCAAAGAACAATACGACGCATTGACCCGTCACCTGAAAGAGAAAGCGGGTCCGGAGAAGACCGCCCTGCCGCTGATCCTCGACCGCAACGCGAAGTGGCAGAACACGGCGGTGACCGGTGTCGATGCGCAGCATGTCGAAACCCGCCGCTTGCAGGTGGAGGAAATCTGCCGCGCCTACGGTGTGTTCCCCATCATGGTCGGGCACTCCGACAAATCCGCCACGTTCGCCAGCACGGAATCCTTCTTCGGCGCTCACCTGATCCATACCCTGACCCCATGGCACAAGGCCTGGACGCAGCGCCTAGACGAGATGCTGCTGGATGGCTCCGGACCGCTCTTTGCCGGCTTCGACACGCGCTATCTGCGCATGGCGGCGATGAAGGATCGGGCGTTGTACGGCCGCACGATGATCGAAATGGGCGTGATGAACCCGAACGAATGGCGCGACTTGGAAGGCATGGCGCCGCGTGATGGTGGTGATGAATACCTGCGCCCCATGAACATGACCAGCAGTACAGGAGACGCAAATGCAGACACACAGGATTGAGCGCAAGGAAGCCGCCACCGGGCGCGAAGTGCGCTCGTTCGCATTTCAGATCAAGGCCACCGGCGATGATGGCGTTGTCGAAGGCTACGGCTCTGTCTTTGGCGTGCGTGACAACTACGACGACGTGATCGCCAAGGGCGCCTTCGCCGCCACGCTGGCCGTCCACAAGGCCGCCGGCACCATGCCGGCCATGCTCTGGCAGCACGATGCCGCCGAGCCGATCGGCGTCTGGCTGGACATGGTTGAAGACGACAAGGGCTTGCGCATCAAGGGGCAGCTCGCGCTCGACACGACGCGCGGCAAGGAAGCGCACGCCCTGCTCAAGCTGGGGGCCATCAACGGCCTGTCCGTTGGCTTCATCTCGAAACAATGGGCTTATGACCGCGAAACCGACGTGCGGACCTTGACGGAAATCGACCTGTGGGAAGTGTCGCTCGTCACCTTCCCGGCCAATGAAAAAGCCCGCGTCACCCATGTCAAGTCAGGTGACGAACTGGCTGCCCCCAAAGACGCTGAACGACTCCTGCGTGATGCCGGGTTCAGCAAATCAGACGCGACGGCATTCGTGTCGCGCGTCATGCGGATGGGAGAAGCGCGGAGAGATTCTGCCGATTCGACCGCCCAGGCAATGAAGGCAGCCGACCGGCTGCTCAATACCCTCACATCCTCCTGAAAGGACACACCATGAAATA